TTATCCGAAGACGAAGTTGCCTTTCACCGTGGCTGCAACACGCTTGATTGCCAGCGCAACCCGTTTAGAACCTCGCATCGTCAACATGCCTTCAATGAAGTTGTCGCCATGCTCAGAAGAAATGAGTACATCGGCTTGCTGACGGTCATAATAAGTTGCTGCCATCGCCAGATCACCAGCCAACCATTCACCAACAGACATGGTATTGGTTTCCACCACATCCTTACCCCAGAGCTTTGGTGTAGACACTGAGTTCACGTTGCCGAAGATGTATCGTTTCTGATCATCTTTCAGGAGGTCAATTGCTGCCCAATCCGTTGGGTTCATGACAAAAGAGGTTGCAACGTAATCCGCTAATGCGACCTGCAAAATAGCAAGCCGCAAACGATCAATCCGGGTGGCATTGGGTAGGCCAGCAGCAGCAACAAACGCCACAGCCTCAGTCAAAAGCCCCTTCAGGTTTTCACCCTGCCCATCTCCAGCAAGGATCTGCTTTTCCTCTTCCAGATCCAGACCATAACGAAGCTCGGAGTCGATTTCCGTTTGCAGGAAATCGGAATCTGCCAGAGCTTCCTCTGTGATGTTGGTATGATGCGCAATCTTCTTGACTTCAGAGGTCGCCTTGTCCCAGCCAAAACTGGACTCTGGCATTGCGGCCCCTTCAGCAACCATCGCCGCTTTATTATCTTGCACTGTCTGCTTACGGTACTTCACCAGATCAGAACTGGTTTTGCCCTTGGTCAGCAGATCCCGGATAAGCAAGCGACGCCGAGGTATGCGGACCGGATCACGTTCTTCTTCATGGTAGATCAAACCACCAGCCGAGCCTGCAGCAGTGGTGATCGCATTGGAGACATCAATGAGAAGGTGTCCTTTAGCTCCGGCGCTTTTGAAGTTCTTAATCTGCTCATCTTCTGCCACAAATGCCTGACCAAGTGTCATCGCCGGAGCTGGTCCACCGCCGCCAATCCCATCAGCCACCTGCTGTGAGATTTCCAGTGTCTGGCTCTTGATGCCTTCCAGCGAGTTTTTCAGCTCAGTGACCGAGTTGTTCAAAGCCGTCTGCTCAGTCAAAAGCTTGTCGGCCTTGTCTTTGGTTTCCTGAGAAACCTCACCAGAGCGCTTCGCTTGCTTCAAAGCCTCTTCCGCCGTGCCCTTAACGTTATCAGTCACCTCATCCAGCTGCTGACTAACTTTTTTCAGCAGGTCTTCTGTCGTCATGTTGTCATTGCGTACCGACCCGACAACAGCATCAGGGCGAGCAAGAGCAAGTGCCGCCAAGCAAATGGCGGGCATGAGTGATTTCGTTCTCATGAATGTTCTCCGATTTACATGGAATCCAATTTATCGAGGAGGCTTTGCACTCCTGCTCGAACGGCAGCGCCAGACTTGCCGGATGGAGCAGCGCCAGACGTGCTCCCTTTCAAAGCCGCACAAAGTGAGCGACGTTTTGATTTTGGTACGTTGAGACGCGCAAGGAGGATATCAAGCTCCTTCTGCGCAGCATTTGGTGAGGGCTTATCGGAAGCTTGGCTTGGAGCCTGCTCAATCTCATCACTGGGAAGAAGCGCATCTGCAAACCCTTGTTCAACAGCACTCTCACCATTGATCCAGGTCTCTTTGTCGAGCTGGTTGCTCAGCTCTTTTTCCGAGATCTTGGTGCGTGCGTGATAGATGCTGACTGCCGCATCATCAAACGGCTTTAGCCAATCGGCGACCTCAAGGAACGCATGGCGATCACCGCATGCACAAACCCATGTGTTATGGATCATCAAGAAAGCCGCTCGCCCGATCTGGATTTCATCTGCCGCCATTGCAATGACAGAAGCTGCCGATGCAGCTAACCCCAACACCTTCACCGTTACCTTGGCCTTGTGCTCGCGCAGCAGATTGTAAATCGCCAACCCTTCGAAGAAATCGCCGCCCGGAGAGTTGATCGAGACGACCACATCCTTCTCACCAATGTTGCGCAGCACCGCTGAAATTCGCTTGGCAGTCACCCCATCATACATCCAGCTCTCGCCAATAGGATCGAGGATGGAAATGGTGTTTTCGCCGTCCTCACCAGCTGCTGCTTTGATATCGGGATTCCAGCGCTGCTGTACACTTTCAGCAATCGCGCTTTGAAGACCTTTCCCAGCCAACACCGGGACATTTGGCAAATTGCGGATGCTCATTTGTCTTCCTTTCCAAGCAAGTCAACCAGTCCCATAGAGGTTTGAACCACCAGTTCATCATTGTTACCGCCGCGCCGTGGCAGATTGAGCTTGTCGCGTCCCTCATCGCCAGACATGAAGCCGCCCATACGCATTTTGAGGAGGAAATCGCCTTTGGCTTTGCTGTCCATTTGCAACATGGCTTCGCGGTTATATTCCACGTACCAACGTCCGCGTTTTTCAACGGGAATGAGGTCTTTCAGGATACGAGCCTCGTTTTTGATAAGTAGCGGATTGATGCCAAGCGAGAGCCAGGACAACATCACCGCCTCAACACCACTGCCCCACATGGTCTGGCCATCAGATGAATGGCCGATCACAATCGGCGGAACCCCAAACCATCTGCAAACATCTTCAACGCCAAAGCGCCGGGTTTCCAAAAGCTGCGCATCCTCAGGGTTCATCTGGAGCTGTTTGTAAGAAAGCCCAGCTTCAAGCGTCAGGATTTTACCTGCCTTGCGAGAACCTGAGAATTTGGTGAGGATCACCTGAAGTTGACCGCGCTGCGTCTCGTTGAGGCTCTGGTCTGAACTCAGAACACCAGCGGCCATCATCGCATTAGAAAATACGCTACCCGCTGTTTCATCAGCAGCCAAAGCCGCCCCAATTGAATTCGCCCCGTACTTGATGGCTGACATGCCCAAACCATCACCAGCCCCAAACCCGCGCAGATGGAACACCTTATCAGCGGGCAACGTGCTGTGTTTGCCCCGGTCATAGACACTGTATTCCAGCTTGCCATCCCGATTGCGTTTGGGTGTGACATTGAGCAGAGGGCGCAGCCCAACCAGTCTTGATCCCACAAAGAGCTTTTCCGCACATGCATTGCCGCGCAAAGTTGCATGCGCTGTCATACCCTCCCAGAACTCAACCCCAGTTTGCTCAGGGTTGGGACTTTTACATAGGATCTCGGACAGATCCTCTTCAATCTTCACCCTGCTGTTTCCATCACCCTTTTCATAAAGAGCAAGAGGCAGTGTTGAGATCACCTGCGAAGTCTTGCGAACACAATCCCAAACAGCAGAAAACGCCAGAGCAGAGGACGCATTCACGGTTTTGCCAGCCGCAGAAGAGTGCCCGCCCCCAGTCCATGCATCTCCCCCATTGAGGTTGATCCATCCAGACTCGCCTGCTCGTAGCTCCTGCTTAATGCCGCGAGCTGCCGCCTTTAAAAATCTGATCATATAACCATCACCGGATTGCTGAGGAAATCATCCAGGCCATTGCCTTCTGCTTCTGGATGGCGGCTCATAAGATCGAACGCGTTGAACGCTGCTGTGAGCGGGTCAATCTTCATGGAACCGGAGGCTTGCTTGGTCACGTAGTCAGCATTGCCGCGTTTCTCGGTTTTGGCGTTAGAAACACACCAAGCCATCAACCGCGAGCCACCATGAACCAGAGATTTGTCTGCTAGCTTTCGCGCCATGCCTTTGGTTACGCCTGAGAGTTTGTAGCCTTGAGGTACACCAACAAGCTGCTCTTGTTTGACCTCCCGCTCCATCAGCTCATCAACAATTGCAGCCACTCCGACTGGGTCTAGTCCAATGGCATGTTCTTTCGGAAACAGACCACGATCCAGAACTTGCTCAATGTAGTCAGCAACAATCGGAATATCGTCTTCGATGTTCTCACAGATGAACAAGTCGCCATCCTTCTCGAAGTCTCTAAGCGCCGTCGCAATCTGCTTGCGTTTGTCTAAGGCACTCTCATGGCAACATGCACAGGTCCAAAGCAGCCATCTGCTTTTCTCGGTCTCGCTCTCTTTTTCGCGCCCGATAAAACAAAGCCCTAGAAGGTCATCCAGACCGCCGCCATCAACGCCAGCAGTCACAACCTCACATCGATCTAAAAACTCATCAAAATCACGGATGACAGTGAACTCAGCAGCCTGCCAATGATCAGCCCCAGCCCACCGATCCCGTCGCAGGTTCATGCCAATCGGCACATTCAAGTGCTTGGCAAGGAAGCTTTGCTTGTCCTCTTCACCCGTTCCATCCATGGCTTCGCGAAGTTTGGATTCCAGCCAGCTCTTACGAACGGAACGCCCGAGATTGGGATTGGTGATGTAATAGTTTTCCGGCTTCAGATAATCCTTGCTTTTGAGCATTGCTTTGGGGAACTCGTAGAGAACTCCAAGCCGCTCAGGATCGTGAATTTTCCCGTCACGTACATCGCGGTAGTATTCAAGCTTACTCTTCCAGACCCCTGCTGGCGGCTCATCAGAATGCGTGGTCAGATAAACAACAAATCCTTCAGGACGAGCAATCAATCCGCCAGTGGCCTCCTGCAGCATGGCCGCTGCCTTTGGCTTCTTGCCAAACAACCACAGCTCATCAACCAGAACGAAACCAGCTTTTTTGCCAGAAAGCGTGTCACTGTCAGCAGCCACAATCTTGAGATTTGAGTTTGTGGTCTCATGCCTGATTGTTCGCTGGTGCGAGATCACCTTGAGGATGCTTTTGAGTTCCGGATCGTAGGAGACCATCGCCGCAGCAGGATCAAAGCAGTTGTTGGCGACCTCAATTGTAGGAGCCAACAGCAACAGCTCATTGAGGTGACGCCAGTTGCGAATGAGCGCCGTCACCATGATCCCGGCTGCAATAGTGGACTTGGCATTTTTCTTTGAGATCAGGAGAAGGAACTCACTGATCAAACGCTGCCCTTCTTCCGCGTCATAAGCTCCAAAGATCGCTCCAACAAAATCAAACACCCATTGGTCACAGCACTCACCAAATGTCGGCATGCCCGGAACATCAACCACCTTGAGCGACTTGAAGACGTTCAAAGCTGCTTCGGCTTCTGCTGAGAACAACGGATCAAAGGGAATGAGAGATTTCCCTTGAACAATCCGTTGTTCCCAATCCACGCAGGCTGTTGACCAGTGCTGAACTTTCAAGACAGTTCTTTCTTAGTTGATCAGCTGGGGAGCTTGGGGAGGTGCAAACTTCCCGTCATAGGTTTCTGCCGTTTTTTTGCGCTCTTCTTTTTTGCCGAGCGCTTTTTCAGATGCAGCAGGAACACTCTTTCCGCGGTTAGCAATCGCATCAGCCAGCTTGTCACGATCAGAGCGCTCTAGGCGTGCGAAGATTTCTTTGATCGCTGACACCTTCCCGGCTTCAGCCATGTCCATGAGCTTGTCCAGCAGCTTGGCTTCCACTCTCGCCCGAGCATCATCCTTGACCTTGAGCTGACGAAAATAATTCTTGCGCAAAGTGGGAGCTGTGATCCCTAAAGCTGCAGCAATTTCATCCTGAGTTTTTCCAAAGGCGAGTAACTGTATGACAAGTCTACGCTTTTCGTCGCTCACCACATGAGGTGGACGCCCTCGTTTTCCAAATCCCTCAGGGATTGGATCGCCTAGCAGGTCAAATTCGAAGTCGGCCAAAAAAAAATCTCTCAGTTATAATGGGGCGGGTAAGGGCCATTCAGCCCCCGGACTTTCACCCCACCCCCTATTTTCCGTTAAAAATCAATGACTTGGCGGATCGCTCGCCAAAACCTTCGCAATCGCCTCAGGAGGATCAGCAGCTCGACCGCCACTCAATCAAGTCGATTTCCCTAGTCTAATCAATGGCTTGGTAACGCATCTGCCGCGCCTTCGCAGTCTTCCGATTGTGGCACCACGTGCAAAGGCACTGGATGTTGCCCGGATCGAGGTCAGCGCCGCCATCCTTGCGCTCGACGATGTGGTCAGCGATGAGCTTGTGTTGCCGCTTCGAGAAGTCCTTGCCGCACATCTCGCAGACATAGCCGCGCAGCTGCTTGATGTACTTGGCGAGAGCCTTCCATTCAGCCGTGAGGTAGAACGGATCGACCGCCTTAGGCGCTTTGCGCAGCGTTGAGCCCAATGTGTTCAAGCGTGGTGTGATGGATTTGAGTGGCAAAGGAAGCAGCCTTCAAACAGAAAAAAGGCCCGCCTCTCAGCGAACCAGTTAACGCACTCCGCATGCGTGTTAAAATTCCATAGAAACACTTCGCGCCAACTCCGCCATCTGGCGTCTTATGTTGGCTGGGCCCCGCGTTCGGATCGCTCTGTTTGGTGTGGCGGCTTTGCCTGCCCAGGCTCCAAAGATGCACGGTAGTCATCCTGACACGCATCATGGTTAACTTAACGACACCTTGTCAACCGGAACTGTTGCTTTTGTGGTCCGGCCAAAGGCTTGTAGGTCCACCCTCAATGCTTCACCGTTCGGTTTAATATCCCGCACAACTCCTTTCAATGTTGCTCCTAATCCAGCAACAAGAAGGATATTGCTCCCGATACTAAAGAGCTGACCACTCACGCTCTTTCGCCCTATTTGCACCTCACAGGCCGTTTCGAGAATGCGGGTCATTTCCTCCAGAGGAACCAGATGAGGAGCCTGCAGCATTGAACTCGAAAGAATCTTTTCCACACCGTCACATGAGTGTATCTGGCCAGCTGACATCCCTGATTCCAAGTCCAACCCGACAAACAGATAACGAGGGAACATTGGTGTACTCACATCAATGCGCTTTTTGCTATTTCGCTGACGTCGAAAAAGAGGAATCTTTGGCAGATAGGCAATCGCACCTGTTGCCGACACGCTTGCCTGTGCTCGATCCTCACAGTTGGGATTGGTCTGCACAACCACCCAATCAAGAGGAGCTTGCTTGATGAGAGCACGAAGCAAGTAGTAATCGTGTTCTAACGCCCTGTTTCCTGCATTTGGAGCTTGCCTCATCCTCTAACCCCGCCAGCCTTTGACGCCACAAACAGCCAATCCCGTGTCTTTGTCCCGACAGGCATTTCAGCGCTGTGGGCGACTGGAGCTGACACAGCAGATCTCCCGGCATCAGGAGAGCTTGCCAAATAGAGCACATCGCGTTCCCTGCGAAATTCCTCATTCAATCTATGCAGTAGCATAGGCTTGCCCTCCATCATCAGCAGCCAGCGTTGCAACATCGCAACCGTAAACTTCTAAAAACACAGCGTCACATAGATCCATTCGCCGCTTGGCAAATGCATTAATCATCATTTGAACAGGATGGCGATCAGGCAGAGCCCGCTCAGTGCTGGCCTTCTCGCCATAGAGCACCTTCAAGGCTTCAACTCGCTGCGCTTTCAAGCGGGTTTCACGTGCCTGCACCTCAACGATCAATCCCTCAATCTCACGATCAGAGGGGTACCTGTGCTTGGCTTTCACGAAATCAAACAGGACAGAGATCCAGTCTCCGTTACAGGCCTCTAACGTCTGCTCCCTGCCATCAGCCAAGAGAATGCGCATCACCGCATCGGTGGGCAGGCTATAGCGTTCACCATCCTGACGTTTGCGTGCAGGCTTCACACCCATCACCGCTTTGCACGCAGCTATAGCAACCGCATAGTCAGGCCATCTGCGCCCGGATACCTCTCGTGCAATCTTCGTGGAAGCAAGCTCAAGCGTATCTGCCTCGAACCCGCCTAACTGTTTGCACAGCATATCAAAGTAGGGTTTCTTCTCATCACCGGGAACCATGGTGAACTTGCCTGAAAGCGGCTTGACAAAGAGCCGCATTACATCCGCATATCGGTCTTCAAGGGATTTTTCGCAAGGCTCTGTCATCTGGCATACTCCGCTTCAAGCTGAGCAATCGCCTCGCGGCAACTCTCCCGCTCAAGCTCCTCCCGCCGCGCCCGTTTCCGCGCTGCTTTATCGCCCAAACGCTGATATTTGCCGTAGATTTGCGAGACTTCCAGCCGCGCCTTATGTGCAGAAAACACCGCTCCGGTGAAGTAATTCAGCGAGTGGATCATACCGGGAGCCCGTCCAGCCACCTCGCGCACGGCAGTGGCCACATCCTGTTCCAGATCACAACCCCGAACAAACCAGCCAATGGCCGGATTAGTGCCGCCCCGCAGCGCTTCAACATCAAGCCCTACCGAGTTCAGCAAGGCAGCAACACCTCGCATAAACCGTCCAGCTGCCTCGCTATTCGGCAAGGTTCCAGCAGCAGGAGGCACAGAATTTGCTTCATCAGACCTACTCGCAGCCACTTCGTCATCAATATCAGAAGTTTTTAAAGACAAGTTATTATAGCTGCCCTTCTGGGCGGGCATCCCCTGCCCGTCTATGCTACGTCCTGCACACACATGCCCATCTTCGATATCAGCAACAAACAAGTCCATCTGCTCCGGTACCGGCATATCTTTATTGATGACCCTGTAGGTATACGAACAGCGCCCGCCGTCAGGACGTTTGCCCTCATTGCGCTGAAGCCAGCCTGATGCCATCAACCTGCTGATTGCCCGATACACCGTAGAGCGCGCCACACCAAGCAGCTCTGCAATCTTCACCTGAGAGCGATAGCAAATACCGTTTTTATCGGTAGAGGAGCAGAGTACGCCCAACACATCACGGTCACGCGGCATCAGGGTTTGATCCGCATAAACAGCCGCAGGCACAAACGAGATACGTGGGCGATCTGCTTGGTTTTCAGAGGCTAAAGTCGCAGTCATAACGTTCCTCCATCTTCAGGCTTGCAACATGGAAAATCACATCTGGCGAAATGAGTTGAAGTGGTCATACCCAGCCCTCCACGTTCATTTCAGGAGACTTGAGCAAGTACTCTTTTTGCATGAGCTTTGATCCCACGCCATCGTAGTGCCGCACTCCGATCCACCCTTCACGCCAAGCTTTCTTAAGATGCTTGATCACACTCGGCTTACTCAGGTTGCAACGCTCACCCAGGTCGTGAATTGTCACGGAAAACGGCTCTTTAATATCCGTCGCAAACAGGCTTATCGTATGCAGTACCAAGCAGGTACCGGAGTCCATGGGGTACACGGAGAACTCTCGCCGCCACTCTTCAATGTTCCGAAATTCACGCACTACAAGCCTCCATTGGCTCTAGGTGAGAAAAGAGCGGCCCTGCATCATCATCTGCCGCTGATTGGTGGGATTTCCGTTCTGCTGGACCCATCCAGTCTTGCTCGATGCGCTCCTGTGCAATCGCTGCATATTCTGGATTGAGCTCAATCAGGATCGCTTGCCGACCAAGCCGCAGCGCGACTAAGCCAGTCGTGCCAGCACCACCAAACGGGTCCAAAACAACACCATCCTTCGGACAACCCGCTTCAATGCACCGCCGCGCTAATTCAGGAGGATACGTCGCAAAATGAGCACCGGGGAATGGGCGCGTTGCCACATTCCAAACTTCAAGCGGAGCAGGCTCATAGTTGCGAAGATTGCGCCCATTCGCCTGCTGTTCCTGCTTGGTCATCTTGTCCCAGCGACCATCAAATCCGGCATGTCGTTGCCTGTGACCGCGCTGCTTATCCGATACAAGCTTGTTTCCTACGCTCTTGCGCTTCCCGGCAGAATTGGCCGTGTAGGAACCACCTCGGAATCCATTGGCATCCTCAACACCGACGCGTCCTTGCCGGACCGCAGCAGCATCGTAGAAGTAGCGTGGGGACTTCGTGACAAGCCAGATCTTCTCATGTGCCCCTGCTGGTCTGTCCCGTACGCTTTCCGGCATAGGATTAGGCTTTGCCCAAATGATCTCACCGCGGACCCACCACCCCGCATCTTGCAAGGCAATTGCGAGCCGGTTTGGCACCATGCAAAGGTCTTTGGGCTTCAAACTGCCTTGAATGGTTGAGAACGGTTTTTGGGTGAATGTCCGGTCGTCTTTTCCTGTTCGGATCCGCCCGTCTGCATCAGATTTGTGCCCTGCCGGACTGGTTGCGTAGCAGTCGCCGTAATTGATCCAGCAAGTACCTTCTGGTTTCAGCACCCGCCGAATTTCCTCGAACACCTCAACCATCTTATCGAGATGTTCTTTCAGCGTTGGCTCAAGCCCCAGCTGACCCTCAACGCCATAATCGCGTAGCCCCCAATAGGGCGGTGACGTGACGACGCAATCAACTGAGTTGTCAGCCATCTCACGCAAACGGTCGAGCACATCACCCAACCGGATTTCGCATGGCAGATCACCAATGCGGAGGGTTTCAGGCACGCTCATGCAGCAACCCTCCCGAAGGATTCCGCAGATCGACGCTTAGGCGAATGCGTGTTGCAATCAGCATCGCAAAAAGATGCAGAGAGCCTTGCCGGATGCGCCAACATAGCAAAGCTCTCTGCGCACACTGGCAACCCGAGGAAAGGAACAGCCAGCATGGATGATGATGAAACAATGGAAACGCCAATTGCCCAGCAGATCATCAAGCTTGTAGAGCCATTCGCAAAAGCAGATGAAAAAGCAATACAGCTGATGTCAAAAATCATTAACCTGAACGAAGAAATAGACGCGTTTAACGCAGTATCTGAAGAAGAGTGTCGGACCGTATTGGCATTCAACCAGATCGTTCGGCTTACAAAGGTTGAAACTGAGTATTTCGGATTATCCGTGTCTAATAGAAAAAATATATTATCGTCACCAAACAAGCATAAATACACAGATAAAGTAAAAGAGTTTTTCGATGTGAAGTTTATAGACCATGTAGAGTTACTAGAACTTAGAGCAAATATTGGGGTCAGCCTGCTCGAATACCTTAAACGAGTACCCCAACTTGATAACTGGAAGTGTCCAGAACCCGAAATCACCATAACAATAAAGCCACATCTGTAGTCTGAGGCTATGCAAAAGTGACAGGGAGGTATTGACAGTCCAAGCAGCTCTGGAGCCAGGTCTTGCCAAGTTCTTTTGGACTGAAAGCTACCCATCACTCCGCCTTCGCGTCATCTGAAATTGACGCTTTGTAGGAGGAGAGGTACTTCGCATATTCTTTCTGTGCGCCTTCAAACATGCCGACGATGCGGCGGTGTTCTGCCGGAGTGATTTCCCAATCAGCCGCCGCCTCTGAGGCAGCTTTAATAGCGTCACAGGCCGCTTGAACCATATCGAGGGCGCAAGCGGCTGGAGTTTTGCTGGTTTTCGCGTCTAATTTGGTGGCGATGTAACCCAGAGTTCGCAAATGTTCCAGCGTAAACACCGGATCACTGCCTATGGAGACCAGCTCTTCTTCCAGCTTCACCAAACTCATCAGAGTGATATTTCCAGCCTCGTTTACATCAGGCCATTTTTTGACAGTCGTCAGGCCCAGATCCAGAAAAGAAGCAGTACATTCCTGACCACCGAAAGCTTTGATGAGCTCTTTGGTTTGGCGGCAAATCCAGACCTTGCGCCCGTTGTCCGTTCTGGAAAAACTCATAGGTACCCAATCCCTTCCAGAAGCCCAATGACCCGATGAAGGTCAGGCAATAGATTGATAGGCGAGAACAAAGATTTGACAGCGATGGCGAGTTGAGCGCACCTGTTCGCAATCATTGAGTTCTCAGCAGCTAAACAAAAAGGAGAGCAGCTGGTCTATGCGTCAGCAAGCAACTACTCTCCATAGGCCGATGCCCAAGACGGTATTCGTGGTGAAAAGCATCAATCAGAAGGGTCATAAAACGACTTCCTCTGATCGGTGGTAGGTTGCGCTCTCTTCCAATTGAAGAGAGAACGAGGAACACGAAGGCCCTTCTCTTTCGCCAACTCATCCAAAACGTCAAACCACGACGCTGGGATGCCGCGAGCACAAGCAGCAAAAAGAGCTTTATCGCTTACACCAAGCTTTGATTTGAGCGTGGTACGACCAACTACATCAAATGTCTGTTTGATCCGCTTATTCATGTATATAAAATTCTACAATTTGTATCTTTTGTCAAGGATACAAATTGAGATTTCTACATCAGGTAGATTTATGCGAGATTACGAACATGGAAAAAGCTGCAAAACAATATGAAAGCATCGGAAATAGACTCAGGCTGATCCGTGACCACACCGGGCTCACACAGCAGGAATTTGCTGAGAAACACGGCTTCAACCGCGCTCGCTATAACCATTGGGAAACTGGCCTTAGGCGGATTTCTCTAGATTGTGCCTACAAGATACGCGAGACCTACGACATCACGTTGGATTATATCTATCTCGGCAGAGAAGCGGGACTACCTCAGTCATTCATTCAGACAATTTCGAAGCCAACGACCAAGAAGTGAGGGGCTACCCCCTCACCCAATACCTCTCACATGAGCTCGGACATGCGGCATAAATTTAAACATACGACCGCAGCTGCCTCATCTGACAAACCAACAGTCAGATCACAAAGATAGTCCAACGGCAGACCAAGCAGCACCGCGGTATTCAGCAACAATTCAAGTCTAACTTCCGAGAACATAACGCCCCCCAATATATTGCTTCAGACTTTGCCCCTTTATCCAGAGACGTATGCAGAGGAGCAATATTGGAGAATTAATCCAATATATTCTGATAGATAAACGATATAGATTTTCAAATTTGACACACCCACTCCCAAATTAAATATGCCCCAACCCTCGGAAAAGTCGTCACTTTCCTAGACACATCCCCATAATCCCCCACCCAAATTCTCATCACCAAAAACCAAAGGGCTCTCATAGAGCTCCCTGAACGGCGATTAGCTATCAATCTACATTTTGTATCTTTTTCAATTGACAATATACATTTTGTATCATTTAATCAATCTCCATCGGCTATTCGTTTTTGGAGATAGAGATGCCCAGTGCACAAGTCATTCAATTCCCTGCAACCAAACAGAGCCCAGCTCAAACGCCCACCAAATCCGTACAGGATGTTGGTGAAGACGCCCTTGCCCGCACAGGTGAAGCGCACGGGGACATTTGCATCTTTCGCTCTGACTTGCGTCTCATGCTGAATCAAGCCCCTAACGACCGCAAACAGATCTCGGCTCGCATCCTCGCCTTACGCGAGACCTTCAAAGAAGCCGAATTACAGCTCGTAAAGCTCCTGCAGGAAATACGGACCGCCACCCCGGCTGACGCCGTCTAAGCACAGATCATCGCCTCACCATCCCTCACCACTACGGAGAAAGAGAATGTCTGTTTCAAAACGCAAACTGGAAAAGCAACTCCGCAAACAGGACAAGCGTATCGCCGAACTGGAACGCATCAATAAAATGAGCCCAGCACAAACCAAACAGTTCGAAAATAAACTCAAGCAAATCTTCGAAGCTTCAAACAAAGAACTCCGCGCCAAATTTGAGAACATGAAACCAGCACAAGATACTAAAGCTGATAATCAGATCGAAAAGCCTTCTTCAGAGCACACTCAGGGGCCAAGCGCCGCCGTACAAGCCGTTCTCGGTAGCATAGAACCTTACCTAAAAGAGGCTCAATCTCCCGCACTTGGTATCGCCTTCGTTCTGACCAACGGCCAGCAAATACAACCCACCCACAACTCGCGGCGATACTAAGCCCCAATCACCCCGCTTGAGTTCGTCCCTTAGCAATCTCGCAAGAGGAACAGACCCATGAATAGCATTGATAATGACGTATTTAGTGATCGCTGCAACGTGCCCCTGTTCCTCTTGAGTGAGGCCGCAAAGCTCGCCGTTCTGGTGGCCTTCGCCATCACTCTACTGCTCCTCGCCCCTGCTCTTGATGAAACAGTGATCGAGGCAAAGCAGAGCATTCCATCTGATTTCATCAGCACCCAGCTTTCCTCATTCGACGCTGACAAGCCGCTCAAATAAGGACGCGCCATGCCTTTTCCGATCATCTTCACTGTGAATTGCTTTCGCATGTGGCAGCTTTACCTATTCGGCTCTGCGCCTGTGCTCTACGGACCATCCCTACAGCAGGAGAACGAGCAATGAAGTGCCCAACCTGCGTTGGTACTGGTCGCGATGACTACTTCCATCTTGCTTTAAGTGAGTGTGAGCGATGCGGCGGAACCGGCTCGCTCCCTATCGAGGACCTTAATCCAGGCGCCCTCAAATCAGCAACGCGAGCCTATTGGGACACGCTACCAGTGAGTAAGCAAAAGCCTTTCAACGAACTCACGCCCAACAACCAAGCAGATCTCGCTTGGCACGCTGCGAAAATCATTTTCGCCTACGACGCCCGCAACGAAGAGACAGGGAGCTAAGCATGCAAAAACTGGCACCTCAGGAAACTCTGTCAGCAGTCGAAACCATCAGAGAAACAGCCAGAACAGCTGGCTACTCCGTACCTGCATTCAAGCGGATTATTGAGGAGTTCATCTACCCAATTCGCTGGTCAGAACCGCAGATCAACTGGTCACAGGATGCGCGCTTCACAACCCATGAGTTCTACTCACAGCCACCATTGATGCTTTGCATGATTGTGAGACGCGACTGGCTCAACGGGAAAACCGATTGGATTGCATACTTCCAACACGCCAACGGAATCTACTCTTCGGATAGCAAAACTTACAAAACCTTTAAAGAAACCGAAGATGCCTGCAACCAATTCCATCGCAAACACATCTTGAAACTCTTCGATCTGGAGGCAGTTTGCAGCGATGCCTATGAGATGGTCGCGAATATGCTGGAAGCCAAGAGCGGTTCCAGTGAGAGCCTCCCACCCGAGGAGAAGGACAAGCTGGCAGCATTCCAGCACATCACCCACGCCCATTAGTATTGCCGAGGTTACTCCTCCCAAGCACGAATGCGTCGCCTCGGCAGTAGCGGCTCAGGAAAGGCGCACCTGAGCCGCTTCCCATCCTCCTCAACACTGGTCGTAACCTAACCTCAAAGAGGCACAGCAATGAGATTGGAAACAGAAGTCAACCCGATCCATATCGGCATCATGCTGACAACCAAGCCGGAAGCTTTAGCAGAGCTACTCACCGCCATTGCTGTTAACGCTCCCTCTGAGCTTGCTGAGCAAGTCAACGAGCATATACCAGAAGCCCTACGCGACCGCACATCCAACCTGCTTGAGAAACTACTCATCGCAATCTCAACCTGAAACCAATGAGGTGATAAATGTTAGATGGCAAAACCAATCCGTTGAACTTCCCGCCTCGCGGTTTAGGTAGAGTGGATGCCGCCAAGTACATTGGCATAAGCGCAAGTCTTTTCGATGAGCTGGTTGCAAAACGTTTGATGCCTGATCCTAAAATGATGAACACCAGAAAAGTCTGGGATATCCGAGAGCTGGACAGAGCTTTCGATGAGCTCCCGCATTCCAACCAATCAGCAACAACAAACAGCAACCTACCAAGCGACTTCGTGTAACCATGAGCACAACAAAGTTCAAAGGCGTTCATACCGAACGAGATCGACACGGAAAAATTCGCAGGTACTTTCGCAAAGATCGACAGTCACGCAGAATCCGCCTTAGAGAGGAGCCCGGAACACAAGCTTTTCTTGATGAGATCGCCCGCGCCCAGCTTGGGTTAACAAAGCCTGCACCGCTGGCAAAAGATAAGCCGAAGAAGACTATTCGAAAGGTAAAAGGAACATTCGGCTGGCTGGCAGAGGAGTATCTCAGTCGAGTAGGACCCACCTTTGCAAAGTCAACAGTAGACCAAAAACGCCGAGTGCTCACCGCTATTGGCGACGAAACGTGCTTGAGCGCCTCTGCGTCTGCTTTGCGAGATATGGACTATCGCGGACTAACCAAAGCACACGTCACTAAACTGCGCGATCAAAAAGCCGGTACTCCTGAAGCAGCAAACCACCGTGTGAAAGCTCTATCAGCCCTTTTCGAGTGGGCTTGCGGAGAAGCTGAACTTGCCGAAACCAACCCCGTCCATGGGGTCAAGAAGTTCAAGTCAAACACGACCGGCCACCATACTTGGACACAAGATGAGATGGACCAGTTTGCTGCTCACCATAACCCAGGTTCAAAAGCCCACCTGTGCTTCACAGTTTTACGCTACACCGGCTTGCGCATATCCGACGTTTCTCGGCTTGGACCAAAACATCTCTACACTGATCGCGAAACAGGCTTGCTTCACTTTAAGATTGCAACCAAAAAAAATGAGAACAACACCTCTAAGGTGATTGATATGCCGGTACTCCCACCACTAGCATTGGCTATCAAAGACCTCGATGAACAGGTAACGTTTGTCCAGACACAGTGGGGAAAACAGTACTCCATAAAAAGTCTTGGCAACCGCTTCAGCACTTGGTGCAATCAAGCAAATCTTCCTCATTGTTCAGCTCACGGAATCAGAAAAGCTGATGCCGTTCTGGCTGCAGAACAAGGCGCAACTGCTCATGAACTACTGAGCATGTTCGGCTGGGAAAAACTAAGCACCGCCGAAATCTATACGCGAAAAGCAAACGCAAAAAGACTGAGCCAAACAGGCTCTTCAAAACTGCTAAAAAAGTGAGGGAAACCAATTTGCTAAGTCTTTGTTTTTTAGTCCTTAGCCTTTCCCTCACCTACCACCTAACAATATGATTATTCAAATATAACCCGCTTCGGCAGAGGCCTCCATTTTTCTCCCTTTACATTGATAGCAAAAACCTTTTCGCCTTTGGGGCGCAGAAGAATTGCGCCTTGCGATCAGCCATGTCTCGCGTTTCAGAGCACTGGCGGCGCGTCTATTTTTACGTGGCCAACCTCCCGGTGATGGCTCGGTTTTCCTGTCAACTTGCTCCTGAAACTCAGATAACCCGTATAGATCTCTGACTGCCGCCCTTTCACACCCGGCAGTGAGCGCAGGTCCAATCCAGACCATGGAAAGTAGGGCGAACGGCGCAAATCTGCGAATAGGCCAACACGAGCACCAGGGCGCGTTGCAATGCCGCGGCGATGGAACCCATGCGTATCAGCAATCACCAGTGAGTTTGCCGGCACATCAAAGCAGACGGGTTCACCATATCTCATCCTCAAAATATCTTCCTCACTGGCTCGAAAAGAACCCGCTGCATGCATGCCATCTGGGTGCTGCACCGCATTCAAGCTCTGTTCAAACTCCCAGGCAGTCCGCTCCGGCGTATAACGATGAGACCCCGGCACGTAATGAAATGGCCCATCAGCGACATCAACATCGCGTAAAAACAACCACGCTTTCGATGTGGCGTGGAACGTATCCATATGAAAATCAGTCTGCGGGTCTTTCCTCGTTTTTTCCAAGTCCCACAAAACGGCATGTAAAAACACGATGGGGTCCGCATTGTAAGACGCCACATAGCGCATCGCATTTTGCAAATAAGGATCGCGAACCGCCCTGCTCAGACCGGGCAAGTCTTTCAGCACCGATGGTGGCAACCCAATGAACCGCGTCACCGTTTTCCCCTGCCGCATTTCACTTGCGGCAAACGCATTCGTGGCAATCTCATCCTGAACTTGCGCAAAAACATCCTTGGAGAGGAAATTCTCTTTCACTACGTATCCATTGCGATGAAAGAACGCCTTATCTTCCTCTGGCAAAAGGCGCACCATCTGACGACGGCGTAGTGCCGCCATTTTTTCCGCCCACGCCACACGCTTCAGATAAAACCCGCGCTCATTTAACCAGCGACTTCCGATAATCGGATTCTTCTTAAATGACTTTTGTCCCATCAAAGCATCAAGAGCCCAGATAGGACTTTTTAAAATTCGCAACACACGAGCCCCCACTCCGCTGACAAAACCGCCAGAACCTGTGCAATAACAAACACACCACGTATTCCTGTGTCCAATTGCCATTTAAACTCATCAAGCAAGCTATTGCAGCACTGATGATTTAAAGGGCAATTTTCGATGAGCGATACACTTGATCAACCGACTAAGCGCTCAGCTCCCAAACGCCGCAAAAAAAGGCGTTGCAAAGCCGAGTTTGCCTCCGAAAGCGACATGTGCACCCATTTCATCAACAAGCTTCCCGAAGAGTGGGTCCCCTACCCGGAATGGGGCAACTGGGATATTCTGCTTGTCAGGAAGAAAGATGGGTTTCAGGTTGGCATCGAGGCCAAGTTGCGCCTCAACGCAAAAGTCATCTCTCAATCTGCAGAAACCGCCTATCACTGCGACAAACCCGGGCCGGATTGCCGAGCAATCCTGATTCCAAAAGGCTCCAATCTCGACTTTCAACCGGTTTGCAACATCCTGTCTCTGCAGATCATTGAGATTGAAAGCGAAACCTCTAAAAGCCCAAGTACCGTCAGTTGGTATCGGCCCAAACTCCCCAATCCAGATCGCGCATCCCCGGCAGGAAACTTCAAAGAGTTTTATCCCTCCGAACGGCTGGAACTCCCTGAAATCATTCCTATTGTTGCAGCTGGCAAGCCCTCTCCTATCAAGCTGACACCGTGGAAAATCAAAGCCATCAAGCTTGATATTCTGCTGCAAAAGCATGGCGTGGTTACGCGCAAACTGTTCAAGGCCCTCAACCTCAGCACAACGCTCTTCCTTCATTCCGGCAATGGCTGGATGCTGAAGGGATCAGAACGGGGTGCATGGACACGTGGCCCCAACTTCCCCGATTTCAGAATAGGGTGCGAAGAGAACTATGACGAGTTGGAAAAGCGTTACAAAACATGGGTTAAGACCTTGCCGATGGAAGGCATCCTCGCACCGGAAACCGAAAAAGAACCTGCCTCATGAGCGAATGAGCAGCCCTTTGTTGTTGCATGCAGAACAAACACCCCGAAACAACAGAGTTTCACTTGACCTAAATAGCTGCTAGATTACCCTTAGGTAAACCAAGCATCTGGGAGGGAGCGATGGTTTTCAAAACGCAAGATGAGACGGGCACACTCAAAACATTCAGGGACGCAAAGCGATATTACTGGCTGATTGCTTATGCCAGCAGCAGCGTCACACTCATCACAGTCGCGCTTTATGCCTACACGCATGTCACAGCAACTCTGTTCATTCCCCTCGTTTACTTCTTCATCGTCATTCCCGGTCTGGACGCACTGATCGGCGAAGACCCGTATAATCCCGCTGATGATGTGTTGATCCAGATGGCGGAAGACCCTTATTACAGCCGGCTCGTGCACTGGCTGGTCCCATATTCATGGATCAACCTTTTTGCAGGCGTATGGCTTGTTGGCACCTATGACCTCCCTCTTTGGCTGATTGCTCTGTTTGCCTTTGGCAAAGGCTTGTTCGGCTCTGGCACCATCATGCTTGCCCATGAACTCGGCCACAAAACCAACAAGACAGATCAATTACTGGCCAAGTTTGCCCTCGCAGTCGTCGGCTACGGTCATTTTTGCATTGAGCACAATCGCGGCCACCACGTGTATGTGGCAACGCCGGAAGATCCCGCCAGCTCCCGCATGGGAGAAAGCATCTACGCCTTTGCTTGGCGCGAGATCCCAGGCGCGTTCGTCAGAGGCTGGCAAAACGAAAAGGAGCGCTTGCACAAGAAAGGCCTCAGCACCTTCTCGGTAAAGAACGATATTTTACAAGGCTATGCCATCACATTGATTGTATTTGCCATTTGCACTGCTCTGTTCGGCTGGAAGGTTCTGTTGTTGCTGGCTATTCAAAGCGTAGTCGCATGGTATGGCCTGACGCAGGCAAACTATGTGGAGCACTATGGACTTCTGCGCCAAAAGGACAAGAATGGCAAATACGAGCGCTGCCAGCCACGCCACTCATGGAACACAAACCACATCTTCTCAAACCTGAGCACATTCCACCTGCAGCGCCATTCAGACCACCACGCCAACCCGCTGCGCCCCTATCAAACCCTGCGAAATTTCCCGGACTTACCCAGCCTTCCAAGTGGATACCCCGGTTGCTTTGCATTGGCGGCCATCCCCTCACTGTGGTTCAAAACAATGGACCCAAAAGTTCTGGAATGGGCTGGCGGAGACATCAACAAGGTCAATCGCGTTGATGGGTATGAGCCTGTTGCATTCTCTGCGCCGAACATCTGTTGA